TCAACCTCAGACGAAACCGAATTTAATATAATGGGCACATCATATTTTTGTTGCATTTCGGGTATAAAATTTACAGTCAATGTAAAATCTGGAGTAAAAAAAGGTAATATTTGTTCTAAAATTTGTGTACCATCTTCGGTGTTTCTTACATATATCGATAAAGAAAAATCAAAATTATATGGCACTGGAACAAATTGACTACGAACTGTTTGTAGTGTTGTACCTTTAGCAAAATTTTTAATTGTTGATACTTGTTTTCTACTAGAATCATATGAAATGTTATTCATATTAAAAGACATTCTCGGCACAGTTATTGCCATAGATTTTGTCAAATTTGGATCGGAATTAATTCTTGTTAAATATTTTTCTTTTGACCCATAAGAAAGTGGTACAATAAATTTTTCTTTTGGATTTTTATTTTTATCAAACCTAATAAGTTGTATATCATTAAATACAGTACCAAAAGCAACAACAATTTTTCTAATTGTTCTATGATAAAAGTGTGGCATTTTTAACATTATGCATCACCAAATGGGTTGTCTTCAGTAAAGTCTATAATTTGAGAACCTTCAGTCTGAAGTAAAAAGTTATCTGAAATATCTTCGAAAACTGTGTTAGCCATTTCCATATCATTTGAACTTGTTATTGTCCAAGATGAATTACTTGTTGCACCTCTTAATAAACTATTAGAAATATTTCCTTGTGTTCTAATTAAATCCAAATACCTACCTTGAACGCTCGTATGTACTATAGCTTCAAAAGTTGGGTTGTTTATAGAATTGCCTTGATACACTTTTTCACCCACTATAAACTTACCATTTCCATTGGATGTTGAAACATAAACTCTTGTTTTTCTATAATGATCAAAGGCTTGATTGTCTATTTCTGAATTTCCTGTTTCTATAACTTCATCAGAAAACACATACTGTTTTAATTTTAGTGCATAAACATAAACATTTCCACCTCTACCTCGACCTAATGTATAGAACATTGCTTGATCATTTTCATGTTCAACAAAGGTGACTTCAAAAAAGTTTTGAATCATTGGTATATAAACTAAATCACCTTCTCTCGGTCTTGTCGGTGAACTGTTTTCTGAACTGGTCAAATCTCCAATTCTTGGCATATTAAAATTTGTTGCACCAACAGTATATTTAAACCTTCTTCTAGAAACTAAAAGTGTTAACTCATCTCTAATTTCTAAACCAAATTTAGAAATAAAATCTCCTTCACCATCCATACCTGTGACATTTTCAAGGTACATTTCAATTGGATGAGCTGACTTATATTGTTTTAAAACATCTTCACCAAATAAATTATCCACTCCATTTGGATCTCTAGAAGATCTAGGCATATAAAAAACATCCATGCCATAAATTCCAAGAGCTTCAATAACTAAGTCTTCAACTAAAAGTTGTTCATTAGTTATTTGATTTGAAGGAAAATTCTGAAAATAAAAATTTGTTGTCACTTTTAACCCATCATAATTTCATTTGGTAAAACATTATAGACTTGCATTTCTTCTTCTATCTTGTCAATTTCTCTTTGAGCTTCTTCCATAATTCTTGGACCATCTAATGTTACGCCGCCTGGCATTTGTATACCTGCAAATTTAGAAAGGTTTGTTCCCCATTGATATTTTATTTTAGCTGTTGCATATTGTTTAAGAAATCTATCATTCCAAACATCCGAAATTCCTTCTTTAATAGCAGTTAAGTTTGTTACAACGCTGCCTAATTCATACACCATTTCTATTTCTGTTGGTGAATTTATTTTTCTTATTTGTAAATTTCTACCATCAGACAATTTTATAAAATCATTTTCAATAACCTCTTGGTCAAATTTTGTGTTTGTTCCAGTAATTATTTTTGACCCATTTGTTCCGTTTAATGTGCCTGTTATATCTAAATTGTTTGGTTCCATTTTACGATAACATTCTACAATAACATATTCTCCTGGTGCAACATCACTTGACCAATTTATATCTAACATTAAACGATTCATGTGACGATTAAATCTAAATTGTGGAGTACCAGAAAATAAAAGATTTAATGTTCGAATATGTTGCATCGTAATTTCATATGAAACATAAGACACTGATGTAAAATCATAAAGGTCATGTAGTCTCAATTGATATCTTAAATCGAACATATTGATAGAAGAATTTGAATTGTCAAAAGGAAATACGCCAGTAACAAATACAACCGCATCTGGACAATAAATCCACCTTCTGTCAATATCTTCTTGCGTTATTTGGTGTTTCATATACAATTTTTCAGTACCATCAAAATGGTAATCGTGAAAAAATTGTAAAGCGTCATCAATACGATCTTCTATTTGATCGTCATCAACATTTATTTGAATTACTGGAAAGCCTAATCGGCGTAAACAATAATCTTTAAATTCTGCTCGTGTTCTTGGATTTGCCATAGGAAGGTCACCTGTTTTTCAGGTATTTATGTTATCTAAGTATTGTGAATTTAGAAACTGCGAACCGTAACCAAAGAACTATTGGCTACAACTGGACCAGTGTTTGAATAAAGACGAAGTTGAATTCTAAAAGATTCAAAATCATCTGTTATACCATCAGAAGTTAAAGTTCTAATGAAAGTATTACTTCCACCACTTAATGTTACTGGACCATCTAATTGATTATCAGTAAAGTCTGCTGATGTAACATTATTTGCAATTACTTGTGTAGTCCAATATAAAGGAGTTTCATCATAAACATTTGTCGTTGAAACATTGAATCTAACTGAAGAACCTTCTATAACGATAAGTGTGTTTGCTGCAATTCTATAAGTTGGAGTTATACCTGTAGGTCTAACTTTTGTAGAAGGAAAAGCTCTCTGATCTCCTGGCCATATTATTCTTATAGCTCCACTACCACCTTTTCCTGAAGTTCCACTAGCTGTTGCACCACCGCCACCGCCACCATAACGGCCGCCGGTTGAAGATACTCCATCTGACCCACCAGATCCACCTTTTCCTGGATTTCCACTAGTTCCACCTTCTCCATTTGACCCTTGACCAAATATTCCAACACCACCACCTCCACCTCCTGAAGTGCTTGAAGAAGAACCTCCTCCTCCACCACCAAATATTGATGTATTTCCACTATTAATAGCACCACCAAAACCGCCTGTTCCTTCGTAAGTTACACCAACATTACTATAACCTTGAGCTCCTCCACCACCAGCTGCAAACCCTCCAAACCCTGGAGCACCAATTGTTCCTCTAGGAACATCTATGATTGTAAATTTATAAACTGGTTGATTTGTTAAATTTGGATTAGTAATTGCAATTTGTATATTAGCTGTATTGTTTAATTCTGTGTAAAATTCACTGACAACATTAAATGTTAAATTTGCTAAGTAATTTGAAACTGTAATATTTCCTGTTAAAGGTATATCAACATCGTCTGGATCAACACCAGTTATTTCATATGGAACTAATTCATTATTTTTTGTATGGGTATATGTGATTGTTACTTGATTGCCTTCTAATATACTTCCATTATTTGCAACATCATTACAAATAAGACCAGGAAAAGCAAAAACATTATTTGTCGTTGGTGTCCAAGAATATGTTCCAGAATGAACACCTCTTATAGTCTGTCCTGTAGTGACATATGTTACAGGATCTACAGTTTGCATATTTACAGTGTTGACAAAAGTTGGTAATGTACCTGTTGTAACTGTAGAACTCCAAGCTCTAGCAAAAACAGAATTTGCAATTCTTAATGTATTACTACTTGAAAAATTAAGTTGAGCATTTGATGTTGTATAAAAAGTGCAATTATTGGCTTTTAATAATGAGTTTCTAGCAACATCATAATTTAAACTCCAAGATTGATTTACATTTGCTTCTCTAATAACACAATTTTCAAATTTTGGTTCCCAAGCTTGAGTTGATCTGAAAAAAGCTACAGAAGTATTGACAGTTCTGCCACCATTGTCTCTAAGGAATATGGCACCATAAGCCAAACCTAATGTGCCAATGTAAGGCACTGCTGGAGCATCTCTACCGTTTATAATTGTATTTGCAGCATTAGGTGAAGTCCAAGAAATTA